AAACAGCGCCAAAGTTGACCCTCCCTGACCCCCAACCCTTTAGGGTTGGGGTCAAGGGTCAAGGCGTTGCAGGGGTTTTTGGGGTTGCTGAGTTTTTTGGACTCAGCCTGTGGATAACTTTTCTAGTTCAATGACGTTTTTGATGTGGTGACTTTCTTGGTCGCCTACTTTTTTGGAAAGACAGTGATGGTCGGCAAAGCAACTCCAACGGTTAAGTACTTCCAACGCCAGCTCGGCGATGCTGAACGCGCCATCTTGCTGGCGGCAGGCAGCGGTGATATGTCTGCTGGCTTCATGGAGGTCATCGATACCTATCGGCATTTCTACAATCTTGGATTGCGGCCCGATACGCCACTTGAGAGCGTTGTCCTTGTTATCCCACAGGCCCAGGATGATGGTGGCTTGTAGGCCCGATTTGAGGCCTTGGCGAGGCATTGGCGATGGTGAGATGGGTGGATGTTTTAAAGATGAATTGCTATATAACCGCATGGCATAAGATGGTGGTTTGATATATGCAAGTACCTTAGGAAGGGACCATCCGACCCTTTCTCTTTTTTCTTTCCCGATTTTTCCCAGCCAACCCAGTTGTCCACAGCCCAAATCCAAAACTTATCCACAGTTTGCGGTGCATAACTTTGAGTTGTTGCGTTTGGTATTCTTTTTTCTGTGCATAACTTGGACTCGACTTTACATAATGGACGTTGTAGGAAGCAGAAACGGGAAAACCCTAGGATTTTTGACTTTTTGATGGGGGGGGAGGGGTCGGCGACTGTTTTGAATATTGATGTACCCGCCCCCGCCCTTAAAAAGCTAAAATAGCGAAAACTCCGAAAGGGCAAAGTGGCTACGAAAAAAAAGCAAAGCGCAGTGAAGATGACGATCCAGCGGTACGCAGAGAACCCACCTGCGGTGCTACCGAAGACGGATCACCAACGCATCAAGGAACTCAAAGAGCTGATGATCCGGTCTGGCGGCAAAGACGTCGCGGAAAAAGTGATCCAGATCGCGCTCAACGACGACCACCCAGGTCAGATGGCGGCGCTGAAGATGTGCATGGACAGGACGCTGCCAATCGGCATGTTCGAGAAGGACAAGTCCCAGCGCAGCGCCATCACGATCAACATCACGGGGTTGGGCGAGACGCCTAAGATCATAGATACAGCCAGAGACGAGGACATAACAGATGTCTGATCTCAATTTCAGCTTGCTGCCCTGGCAGCAACAAGTCTACGCCGACGACCATCGGTTCAAAGTGATCGCCGCCGGGCGGCGCTGTGGGAAGTCGAGATTGGCCGCGACGACACTGATCATCGAAGCGCTCAAGTGTCCACCTGGCAGTGCGGTCTTGTATGTCAGTCCGACGATGGGGCAGTCGCGGCAGATCATTTGGGACTTGCTGCTCGACCTCGGGCGAGAGGTGATCCAGTCGAGCCACGTCAATAATCTGGACATCACGATGGTCAACGGCGCGCGTATCTACGTCAGGGGCGCAGACCGACCGGACACGCTGCGCGGTGTGTCGCTGACGTATGCGGTTCTGGACGAGGTGGCCGACATCAAGCCAGAGGCGTGGGAGCAAGTTATCAGGGCGTCCTTGTCAGACCGCAAGGGCCGAGGGATGTTCATCGGCACGCCTAAGGGGCGCAACTGGTTTCACGACCTGTGGAAGCTGGGGCAAGACGACCAGGACAGCGACTGGAAGAGCTGGCACTTCACCACGCAAGACAACCCGCTGATCGACCCGACCGAGATCGAGTCGGCGAAAAAGACCTTGAGTACGTTTGCGTTCAAGCAGGAATATCTGGCCAGTTTCAGCAACGCGGGTGCGGATGTCTTCAAAGAGGAGTGGATCAAGTACGGCGAAGAGCCGGACTACGGCAGCTACTTCGTGGCGGTGGATCTGGCCGGGTTTGAAGAAGTGGCCAAGCAGGCGGCGAACAGCAAGAAGCGGCTGGACGAGTCGGCGATTGCGGTGGTCAAGGTGACGGACGACGGCAAGTGGTTCGTGAAAGAGATCGAGCACGGGCGCTGGGACATCCGCGAGACGGCGGCGAAAATACTGATGAAGATGCGAGACTACAGGCCCTTAAGCATCGGGATCGAACGAGGCGCGCTTAAAAACGCGGTTCTGCCGTATCTGAGCGACCTGATGCGAAAAAACAACGTCTACAGCCATATTGTGGACCTGACGCACGGCAACCGAAAGAAAACAGACAGGGTAATTTGGTCTTTGCAAGGCCGATTTGAACACGGTAGAATCACCCTGAACAGCGAAGAGAACTGGGATGTGTTCGTGGACCAGCTTTTGATGTTCCCGTCGCAGGGCGTCCATGACGATCTGCCGGATGCGCTGTCGTACATCGACCAGTTGGCCGTCACCAGCTACTTTGAAGACGCTGATGACGAGGACTGGCAGCCGATGGATGTAATATCGGGGGTATAGCCACCGACATAGGGGTCAAAAATGGATCAAAATGAGTTCGACGAGCCGACAGAGAACGACAAGGAGCTGACGGCTTTCGTCGTTGACCATTGCGACCGCTGGCGCGACTACCGCAACACCAACTTTCTGGACGACTACCTCGAATACGAGCGCATTTTCCGTGGTGAGTGGGCGGCAGAGGACAAAACACGCGATTCTGAGCGCTCACGCATCGTGACGCCTGCCACCCAGCAGGCAGTCGAGACCCGGCACGCGGAGATCATGGAAGCGATCTTCGGTCAGGGCGACTTTTTCGACATTGAAGACGACCTCAAAGACGTCAACGGCAACCCGTTGGATGTTGAGATGCTCAAAGCGCAGCTCACGGAGGACTTCAAGCAGGACAAAATCCGAAAAGCGATTGATCAGATCGAGCTGATGGCCGAAATCTACGGCACGGGTATCGGCGAGATCGTTGTCAAGACGGAAAAGATTTTCGAACCGGCAACGCAGGCGATCCCAGGGCAAGTTGGCCAAGCGGCCATCGGTGTGGTGGAAAAGAGCCGGATTGCGGTCAAGATCATGCCAATCAACCCCAAGAATTTCTTGTTTGACCCCAACGGCACGTCTGTAGATGACTGCATGGGCGTGGCGATTGAGTCGTATGTGGGCATCCACAAGATCGTCGAAGGCATCGAAAAGGGAATCTACCGCAAGGTGAACATTACACCGACGTATGAGGACACCGATCTGGAGCCGACTCAGGAGATGAGTCAGTACCGCGACGAAAAAGTGCTGGTGTTGAAGTACTACGGTCTGGTGCCACGCGAATACTTGACGGAAAAAGACGTTGAAGTCGAAGACTTGTTCCCAGACGACTCGGCTGCTGAAGACTATTCGGACATGGTGGAGGCGATTGTCGTGATCGCCAACGGTAGCCTGCTGCTCAAAGCAGAAGAAAATCCGTACATGATGAAGGACCGCCCGGTCCTGACGTACCAAGACGACACTGTGCCGAACAGATTACTCGGTCGCGGCACGGTGGAGAAGTCTTACAACATGCAAAAGGCGATTGACGCCCAGGTGCGCAGCCACTTGGACTCGCTGGCGCTGACGACCAGCCCCATGATGGGCATGGACGCCACCCGTCTGCCACGCGGCGCTCGGTTCGAGGTCAAGCCGGGCAAGGCGTTCATGGTCAACGGCAACCCAGCCGAAATTCTGTACCCGTTCAAGTTCGGCGAGACGAGTCTGAACAACCTGAACACGGCCAAAGAGTTCGAGCGTATGCTGCTGCAAGCCACTGGCACGCTGGACAGTCAGGGCATGGTCAGCCAAACCAACCGCGACGGCGCGGGCATGAGCATGGCTGTGGCCACGGTCATCAAGAAGTACAAGCGCACGCTGGTCAACTTCCAAGAAGACTTCCTGATCCCGTTCATCCAAAAAGCGGCGTTCAGGTACATGCAGTTCGACCCCGAGCGCTACCCGAGCGTGGACATGAAGTTCATTCCGACTGCCACTTTAGGCATCATCGCCCGCGAGTACGAGCAGCAGCAGTTCATCGGTCTCTTGCAGACACTGGGTCCAAACACCCCAGTGCTGCCTCTGATCTTGAAGGGCATTATGAACAACAGTTCACTGTCCAACCGCTATGAGCTGATGGCAGCGCTCGACCAGATGAGCCAGCCAGACCCACAGGCTCAAGCCATGCAGCAGGCCCAGCAACAGCTGGCCATGCAAGCAGCGCAGGCGCAGATTGCGGTCAACACCACGCAGGCCGAGCAGAACCGGGCAGAGGCAACCAAGCTGATGACCGAGGCGCAACTGATGCCGCAAGAAGTACAGGCCAAGGTGATCGCATCAACCACCAAGAACCTGCCCGCTGGCAACGAAAGCAATGAGTTTGACAAGCGGGTTAAGATCGCGGAATTGATGCTCAAGGAAGCCGACATCAAGAACAAGAGCAAGATTGTTGAGTTGCAGATGAACAACGCAAAGAACAATGTTGTGGACGCGGAAAACGAGTTCCTCGAAACCTTGAACACGGAGTTGACAAATGGCAATAGATAAAATTTTTGGTAGCTCAAGCATCGACGATTTGGCGGACAATGTGTTGAGTGAAGTTGATGACTTCATGTTGAGCGTAGAAAAGATGCAAAAGCGCAAAGTTGCGAGCAACGTGCAGTTGGTCATTCAAGCGCTCAAGAAAATTGACGCTGACATCCGTGAGAAGTACGATGGTGTAACCACGGTCATTGAAAAGCGCGTCTCCACCATCAAAGATGGCCGCAATGGCATCGACGGTAAAGACGGACGCGATGGCAAAGACGGGCGCAATGGCAAAGATGGCGCGCCAGGCCCACGCGGTATGGACGGTGCTCGCGGCATGGATGGCAGCGACGGTGAAGATGGCGTGTCGGTTGTGGACGCGCACATTGACTTTGACGGCAGCCTGATCATTGGGTTGTCGTCTGGCCGCAGCATCAATGTGGGCGAGGTCGTGGCTCCCGACCTGGCGGAAAAGATCAAGGTCATCACCAACGGCGGCGGCACAAGCCAAAGTGTTCTAGATACATTGACTAGCTTGCAGACGCAGATTACAGCATTACAAAATGGCAATTTTAGCCAGTTAAATGTTACTGGCAACACCATCCTGAGCAACGTCAACGTGCTTGGGGCAAGCTACGACAGTGTGTCTTTTTCTGTTGCAGCGCAGGAGACAACTCCAACCGATTTGTTCTTTAGCCCTGACGGGTTGAAGATGTATGTTGTTGGAAGTGGCACAGATAACGTAAACGAGTACAACCTGTCTACGGCATGGTTGGTTTCATCTGCGGTGTTTGCAACCAGCTTTAACGTCAACGCCCAAGATGGGGCGGCAACTGGCGTATTTTTCCGTGCTGATGGGACAAAAATGTATGTGCTTGGTTCAGCCAATGATAGCGTGTATCAGTACACACTAAGCACCCCTTGGTCTGTTGCAACAGCGTCTTATGACAGCGTTTCCTTTTCTGTTGCAGGGCAAGACACAGCACCCAACGGTTTCTGGTTTAAACCAAACGGCCTGTCAATGTACATGGTCGGAAGCACTAACCCAGATTCTGTTTATCAATACACGCTATCAACTGCTTGGAACGTATCAACAGCAACATTTTTGCAGTCGCTTTCAATTTTTGGCCAAGAAGCAACTCCAAACGGAATGACGTTTACGGGAGATGGCTCACGAATGTTTGTCATTGGTGCAACTGGTGATGACGTTAACGTCTACAACCTTACAACGCCTTGGGACATCAGCACATCAGTTTTTGTCAACGTGTTTAGTGTTTCTGGTCAAGACACAGCGCCTCAAGGCATTTACATCAAGCCCGACGGCACAAAGATGTATGTGCTTGGTACAACCAACGACACCGTATTCCAGTACACAGTACCAAGCATTGACATCCAACTGACTGGCCCAACTTCTGTTGCGGCTTTGGACGTACAGCAAGACTTGATTGTCTACGGTAACACTCAGGCTTATAAAATTTCTGCTAGTAGTGTGGCTACTTTCTCCGCAGGCACTGCTGCGGCTCCAGCCATCACCACAACAGGCGACACCAACACGGGTATTTTCTTCCCCGCCGCTGACACTATTGCTTTCTCCGAAGGCGGTGCGGAGGCTATGCGTATCGACAGCGCGGGTAACGTAGGTATTGGTGCAACCGCCAACGCCTCAGCCATCCTAGACGCTCAAAGCACCACCAAGGGCGTCAGGATGCCCAACATGACCACAACGCAGAAGAACGCTATTGTCTCTCCTGCTGCTGGCCTGATGGTGTTTGACACCACACTTGCAAAGCTCAGTGTTTACTCAGGCGTTGCTTGGGAAACAATCACTTCGCTATAAGGAAACAACATGAGCATCCAAAACCTTTATCCAGCAATTAAGCCAACATTGACACGCTTGGTGTTCTGTACGAGCGTCAAGACGATCCTGAAGCAGAGCCTGTTGCAATCTCTGGCTGGCACATCAACATCCGCTTAGTGGATGGTGAAGACGCTGAAGCCTTGCAGGGCTTTGAAGTACACCCTACACTGCCTCGGCGAGTTTGGGCCTGATTTTTTGGAGCAGTAGATGAGCGAACAGATTGACGCAACGGAGGCTAGATTGACCACGCACGAGCAAGTTTGCGCCCATCGTTATGAGGGCATCCAAAAGTCTTTTGAATCAGGCTCCAAGCGCATGGCCAAGATCGAGTATCTGCTTTACGCTGTGATCGCTGCTGTACTGCTTGGCCCCGGTGTTGC